TAATTTAGTTGCTACATTAACTACATTTAGTGATCTTACTTCTATAAAAGTAGGCTCGGTTAACCAAGAGAGTGGTGTTACTGAAAATAATTTTTCATCACCAGTAACTTATACAGTAGTTGCAGAAAATGGTGTAACTACTAGTGAATGGTTAGTTACAGTGACAATTGCGTGATATTAATTTAAAAAATATAAAAATTAAAACTGATAGTTATGTTAGCAAGACAAATTACAATAAGTTATAAATATAATGGAGTTACACATATAAAGAGTTTTATTGATGGCCCTGAACTTATGTGTGAAATAAATGATTGGATAGCTAGTATATATGTTAATAAAATCGAATTTTAAAATACTGGTTTAGATATAATAAATAATTAAGGTAAAAATTAATTTACTTTAATTATTTATTTTTTTTATAAATTCATTTTTTTTTGAAAAACGTAGTATTTATATGAAATAAATGTTGTACGTTTGTATTGTAAATTATTTACTGAAAAATTAAAATTAATTAAAAAATTATTGAAATGGATGAAATTTTAAATGCAAGTGGTAATCCACTAGCTAACTTCAAAAAACAGTTCCAAGATTATCAAAAACAAGGAGCGAAACCACAAAGAAAAACATTAGAAGAAATACGTGCTAAGTATTTCATGCCTAAATCAACAACAACAAAAGAGATTTTCAGAATTTTACCTTATGCTGAAAAATGGTTTGAAGAAGCTCATTTTCATGTTGTAGATATGATAGATTCTGGTGGTAAAATTAAAAAAGGTAGTATTGTTTACTGCCCAGCACATAATGATCCACCTGTTGTAAAAGTTGACCCTATTACTGGACAACCTGTATTAGGATTAGATGGTAAACCGAAAATGATCCCAGCACCATGTCCTTTATGTAATAAATACAAAAAGAAAATCTCACAACAAGATGATTCAATTAAGTATATCAAAAAAGATAACATGAGTGATTCTCAGAAAGAGATTAAAGCTAAAAACGATGCTATCTACAAAGATGCTATTCAATGGGAAGCTAAAAAATTCTACATTATTAAAGGTGTAGATAAAGGTGCTGAAAAAGATGGTGTTAAATTTTGGAGATTTAAACACAATTTTAAAAATCAAGGAACTTTAGATAAAATCTATCCAGTTCTTGAAGATTTTATGGAAACCAATAAATGCGATTTTGCTTCACCAGAAAATGGTACTGATTTAAGTATAACTATGGGTGATGCTCAAATGCCAAATGGTACACCTTATAAAATCATTTCTGCTATATTACATAAAGGAAAATCTAAATTACATAACGATCCTTTGGTTGTTGAGCAGTGGCTTAATGATGATATTACATGGAGAACAGTGTTTCCACCAAAGAAAGCACCAAACATTACAAACTTGGAAATGCTTCATATGATTGCTGAAGGTGTAAATCCTTATTTCGATAAGAGCGATGAAAATAATAAACATTGGGTATTCCCAAATCGTCCTGATCTGCAAGAACTTGCAAACACAAGAACTAGAACATTTGATCAAGATGAAGATGAAGAATATAATGAAGAAGAAGATTATAAAGCAGCTCCAATTGTTGTAAGTAATCCAGTTCCTGATAATGTTTTAGATGCATCAGCAGCATTTATTGCACCTGAAGCAACAGCACCACAAACAGGTGTAGTTGGTAATGATTATGGTGATCTACCATTTTAATTCACGATTTAAAAATTATTAACAATTTAATGAGGGTATTTAGTAAGTTTTCTTATTGAATACCCTTATTTTAACTCAAAAACAATATGGCAAAAATTAATAATGAAGTTCCTTCTAATAGTGCAGTGCCTGTTAGAAAAACAACAGAAAAAAAATCTTTTTCTATAACTGACTTTAAAAAGAAGGTTGGTGGTGAAGATGTTCCATTCAAAGAATTTCAATGGATAAAATGTTCAGATGCTATTGGTGAAGTTATTGGAATACCTGGAATCGCAAAAGGATATGTAAATCTTTGTAGAGGTTTTTCTAATACTGGAAAATCAACAATGCTTTGTGAATCAGTTGTTGCTGCACAAAATATGGGTATATTACCAATCATTATAGACACTGAAAATAATCTTGGTCAGAAACGATTAAAATTAATGGGATTTGATTTCGAAAGTGATTTTTATATCATGGTTGATAACGAATTTATATTAGAAAAATTTGGTAAATCACAAAATAAAAATAGAAAACAAGCAGCAATTGAGGATTTAGCTAATTGTATGCATTATTTTATTGATCTTCAAGAAGATGGACAATTACCTTATGATTTATTATTTGCTATTGATTCTATCGGTACATTAGATTGTATTAAATCTATTGATGCTGTTGAGAAAGATACAAATAATAATAATATGTGGAATGCTGGTGCAATGGCATCGTCATTTAAATCATTAACTAATTATAGAATACCTAATTCTAAAAAAATTAATAAACCATATACTAATACAATGGTTTGTGTACAAAAAGTTTGGTTTGATTCAATGGTAGGTGGTGCTGGTGTATTACGTCATTCAGGTGGTGAAGCATTATTTTCTGCTGCCAGATTAATTATACATTTTGGTGGTATTAAATCACATGGTACATCAAGAGTGGTTGCTACTTCAAAAGGTAGAGAATTAACTTTTGGTATTAAAGTAACTGCTGGTGTAGTAAAAAATCATCTTGATTCTGATCTTGGTGGTATAGCTTTCAATGATGCAGATATTATTTCAACACCTCATGGATTTATTGGCGCATCAAAAGAAGCTGTTGATCAATACAAAAAGGATAATCTTAAATTTTTTAGAGATGTTTTAGGTGGCGATATTAGCATTAATGATATAGGTATTAAAGAAATTGAGATCAAAGAAGATGAAAAAATTGATTTTAGTAAATTTAGTGAAACTGATAATTAATGAAAAATAGAACTCTATTAATAGATGCTAACTATTTGATTAAAAGATCATTTCATGCTAATAAAGATAGCTTTAATAATGATATTCATATAGGTGCACTATATAGCTTTTATACTACCCTTCGTAAACTGATTAGAGATAATCAGTCTACGAAGGTAATATTAATGTTCGATGGTGAAATGGGTGGTAAATTAAGGCATTTAATTGATCCATTATATAAAGCTAATAGAAAGAATAAGGAATGGTCTAATAAAATTGAATTAACCGATTATCAAATAAAAAAAGAACTTGAAAAAGAACAATCAATTTTATTTCAAAGAAAAAGAATTCAAGCATATGCAGAGGAACTTTTTATTAGACAAATAGAAATTGATGAAATTGAAGCAGATGATTTAATAGCACAATATTGTTTATCACATTACAACGATGAAGAAATTATAATATTTACCAATGATAGAGATTTTTTACAATTATTAGATTTGGGTATTACTATTATATTTTCTAATATAGAATATCCTATAAATAAAAGTAATTTTTTTAGATATTTTAATTATCATCATAGTAATGCTTTATTAATGAAAGTCATATGTGGTGACACTTCTGATAATATTAAAGGAATTGAAGGAATTCAAGAAGGAACATTATTAAAATATTTTCCTGAACTTAAATTTAAAAATTTCTCGGTTAGAGAAATATGTAAACAAGCTGATGATTTAAATAAAAAAAGAATTTCGGAAAAGAAAAAACCTTTAAAATGCTTTGAAAATTTATTGAATAGTATTCAAAGACTTAAAACTAATTACGTTTTAGTAAATTTAAAAGAACCTTTTTTAAATGAACAAGCGTTTGAAGAATTAGAACAATTGGAAATGCCATTATCGCCAAATGACAGAGGTAGTAAAAACTTATATAAATTAATGGCAGAAGATAGTTTTTTAACTATTTATAAAAGTGATTTTGTTAGTTACGTACAACCTTTTTATACTGTTATTATGAGCGAAAAACAACTTCTTAATGAGTATAAGAAAAAAATGAAAAATAATCTTTAAAACTATAGTATTATTGAATTAATTGAGTATTTTTGTTACAATAAATTAATTAAAATTAAAATAACTATGACTGAGTTCGAAATAACTAACAAATTTAAATTTGCTTTAACCCAAGGTGATGTAGTTCTTTTTGAAAGATTGATTGACGGTAATCAATTTAGTTTACACACAAGAAGTTACATTGATATCAGGAAAATTCTACCTTCATCAATTAACCAACTTCAAAAAGTATTATCTAAAAATAGTTATAATACTAAATTAAGTGTTGATACTGATAAAAATAATTCAGATGGTAAATTTATAAAAGGTAAATATTATAATTTATTAGCTGAGTATATTAAGGATATTGATAGTTTCCCTTCTAACATGAGAGAGGAATTAGAATATAACCCACAATCAGTTACATTTAAAGTAAATGTAAACACCCCAAGAGGAATTGAACCTATGACTATTAGAGGTGTGGAATGTAAAATCGCTTTATATCGTAACGATCTACCAATAGTTGAACGATTATTCTATGTCGATAGATTTAATCCAATTGCTAGATGGTCGTTAGACTTAACAAATTCTGCTGAATATATATCTGATGATATATTTAATATTATTAAAAAAAGTGATATAAATTATTTATGGTTAGAATACGATAAACTAGCTGAACCAAGCGAAGTTTTAATAATAGAATAATTTTTTATAAACAATATAAGTTATCGGTTAATCTAAATGTCTTATTTTTTATATTTTGGACACGATTAATCGGTAACTTTTTATCTTAAATATTTATGTCAGAAGTAATTAATACTTTTTCG